AGATAGTGTCACGTTTTAAGCGTGTAGCTGATATAAAAAGTGTATGTTGTATTGCCATAGTTTATTCTTTTATTTTATACAGGTGTTGACCTGCTTCTTTCTTTTTCTACTCGTGGTCTTAAAAATCCATGATTAGGCATTTTCCACGTTGTTTTTCTCATTTCAGCATCATCAGGCATAGGCATTTTACCGTTTGCAAATTGTTGTGAAACAAGTCTAAAATTATTTAAAGTTCCATTTGGCAAGTATTCACCTTCAGTATATTCTTTACCATCAACATCAACAAATGTTTGACCCTTTGGCACTTGCCTTCTAAAATAAAAAACTCGAACCCACTTATGCTTGCAATTAGCCCCCCCTTTATAGAGAGCGATATTATAGGTATTAGAGCCATTGGGACCAAATCCTTTATTAACCGCTTTTTGTGACGCTTTCTTTAAATCTTCCATTCTATACAATGTTCCCTGCTTAGATTTAGCCACCATTTTCTCACAGAATTTTCTGCTTGTAACTTTACCTGTTTTTTTACTTATAGATAATGTCTGTGAATACCTATATAAAACCCTGAACATCCCAATATCGCTAGAACTATCAGCTACATTAGGGGTTCCCGCAGGGGCGTAAGCTAATTCGTGATACCTACTGTCAATATTATGCTCACCTAATTCTTCAGAGTGTGCTTCAAACCATTCATCTTCATCAAGCTTTATCCCTATTTCATCAAAATAATCTAAACAAACATCATCATCTTCCACATTAATAGCTTCCATTTCTACCAATTCTTCAGTATTAATATCTTCTTTTGTCACCCCTTCTTTCTCTTGGTCTTCTTCACTCTGGGTCTTAGTAACTTCTAAATCAATGAAATCAGCAGGTTTAAGCGATTTAAAGTATAAATCAAGGTTTATATCGTTAACTCTAAATATCTTCTCTAAACCCTTTAAAAGCGTGTTTTGAAAGGGAATAATTACAGTATTGTTAAATAAACTGTAAGCATCTCTTAGTTCGTCAGCATTATTTCCTAATCCACCGCCTTCAGAACGTATTCCAAATAAAATTGGTGAAGTTACTCTATGCCCTGCAAGTATTTGATTTACTGCTTGTTTTGACATTCCTTCCCAAGCACTTTGTGCATCATTCATTTGGATAGGTTCTATAACAGGAGCTGTTTCCTTTCCATCATTGAAAGTTATTAGTATCTTTCCTGCATTACCACTCCCCGCAAATTTAGCATTCAATTGTCTTTCTATTG